GTAGATATCAGGAATTAAACCTGTAAGAGTGTTAGCCATTCGCTATTTTTTCCTTTTAAAAATTAATCAGTAACTTTGCCGCCTTCACGCATAAATGAAGACTGCTCGATAGGTTTTAGATTTGTAAATTGATCACGCGACATCGTCTTAGCCCCGCCCTGACCACCATTTCCCTGGAACCCACCGCCTGAACCTTGGCCACCTTTTAGGATTGAATCTTTATGAGGGTATCCACCAACTAAAGACTCCAAAGCCTCATCAAAGTCAGCGACTTCACCAGGGCGCGCGCGTGAATAGATTTTTTGACCATCCGTACCGTAGGCCACAACCTTGCCTTCTTCGATTTTGAAGCTTTTCCCAAATTGGGCTTGGACCATGTCCACAGGTACAGCAATGTTGTCTTGAATGTACTTAGAGCGAGCGAATCCACCACCAATCAACTCACTATGTAATTGCTGTTGTACAGCATCACGCTCAGTGGTTAATTGCTGAATTTGAGGTTCGTAGGTCTTTTTAAGTGCATCAGTAATTTCAGCCTTAACTTTGTCCACTTCACCTGCATCCACAAGCTTTTTAGCGTCCAAGTTTTGAACAATTCCGAGCGCTTCTTTTACCTTGACGGGATCGAGTCCCTCAAAGGCTTTAACTTGTGCTTCAAACTGCTCTTTGGCTTCACGATGGGTTTTCGCTTCACCATTCAAACGTGTGATTGTTGCCACTGTCTGCGGTGCATCAAAAGCTACTTCCTTACCATCATCATGAACATAAACAGGCTTACCATCCTGAACCACTACATGACCATTTTCGTCTAATTTCAATTTCATAAGTCATCCGACCCTTTTTAATGAGCATCCGCTCGTTACGCTGTCCGCATCCGCTTTCAGCAGGTATAAAAAAAGCACCCGATTGGGTGCTCACTTACAATAAAGATTTGATCTTTCGCTATTGAAGAATCATTTCTATGTATACATTCTCTGATTTAGGTAACTTCTTGTTAAATATGCAATAAACAAATTCTTGATCACCCTCATCGAAGTCATTCGCTTGATAACCACTAATCTCAAATTTCGCTCGATGATGGGTATAGATTAAATGGTGTAAATTCTTATAAAAATCCTCAAAGTCCACATTGTCGAAACACTCTGAAAGAACATTCGATTCATAATGACACAATCGCTTAGAAATCTCATACTCATCCAGCCAATACTTATCTAGCTTTGATAAAACATCATCTTCAACAATCTTCATATCCACTTTAGATACATTGTGCTTAAACTTAAAAGCACAAAATAGATAGTATGTCGGATTAGCTGAGCTATAAGATCTGGAGGTTAAATTACCTCCTGTAATACCAACTTTTGCAAAATTAGAGTTTCTATTGTCAGCCCCTAAATACAACCATTTATCTACAGATGCAAAGCTCTCTCGGTTATCATGTATTAATTGTGACATTTTATAATCACAACCATCATCAAAAAACAACTCATCAAGAACTTCTTCTGAAACCTGCGGCTTTCTCATTTTGCTCTCCGTAGTCCAAGCAAACTATTTACAAAATTACAATGCCCATAATCTACTTCAGATACATCTATCAAACCACCATAAAAACTATAAAATCCCACCCCCCGCCGCCTCAAAAGTCTTTTGATCCAAAACCTTAAGCTCTGCCAACGTGTAACCCCGCTTATTTAGCGGATCAGCAAACTTATCAATGCTGAACTCGCCTTTCTTGTAAAGTTCGTACTTCGATTTACCCAGCCAGGTACGTTGAAAGAACTCATCCGACTGCTCGAAGAACTCTTTAAACGATGTATTTGCATCCAACTGCCCAATTAAGTGTTTGCGCTCATCCTTGGGAATGTCCTTAACCTTGCGCTCATCCATGACAAATGGCCGCAACCCTGCAATTTCACCATCTTTATTGCATGGTACGTAGGTTGTGCGGTTATTTGGATGCACAGGGAACCGTGGACGCGTCGGATCGTCAATTGGATAGACATCACCATCAATAGAAGCGCAATACTTACACGTGCGACCATCCAAAGTAGCTACAACCTTCACATAGTCATAGCCAAGTGCTTTGTATGTATCAATGTAAGTCGCATTACTGATATGGCTTCTTGCAGTGCGCACCTGACGTTCAATTTCAGACTCAGTCTTACTTAGAATTCCATCCTTATAATCAAGTGATTTTTTACCCTTAATTCGCTGAATAATCTGCTGATTGGTCTGACCTTGCGAAATACCATCTCGAATGAGATATTCCACTTTCTTTCGCAGCGATGCAGCAATGTCAGAAAACAAGTAATCAACCAACTGACCACCCGAATATGGCGTTTTCTTAATGGTTTTATAAATTTTCTCACCAGAAACAACCGCGGCACTACCAGCAATCAGATTTGATGTATAAGAGGCCTCATAAAGTGCGAGTGAAACTGCAGACTTTTCAAATTCTGAACTTAGGTCCTCATCAATTGATTTGAACCACTCATTCAGAATTACTTTGATTTCCTCAATATTCCGACTGGCTTTAGCTCTACTCGAAAAATTAACACTCTGTAAAGCTTTACGCTCAGAATCTGTCAAATCTTCAAGTAATTCACTTAATCTAAGTAATTGAGCATTGGAAAGCTTATTATATTGAGCTGTCAGCTCGTTTACGCTTTGAGATGATGCACGATACAGATACGCTTGATGTTGGCTCAGCGCATCAATAAGGGCTTTCTGCGCTGATTTATCCATCTTTATTCCTCATCATTTGGTGGATTATTCATTCCACCATCATCCCGCTTTTCAATTTTCTTTACGATGTCCTCCCATTTATCTTCAGGGAATGTACCAGTCTGCTCATAGTGGTACCACACATACATCGGCAGCTCACCAGCTAAACAAGCTTCGTAAATGAGTTTAGAGCGTGTGGCATCGTATTTAGGTTTATTAAAATCCTGAGCAATTGTGAAACTTAGCTCATCAACCTTTAAATCATGCTCAGGGATAACAAACTTTGCACACCAACGTAATGCTATGGTGAATGCTTCAGACACGTTGGCCACGACCAACGACAAAACAGAATGTTGCACCGAACTATCATTGTCTGCCTGTGTAGCAGTCTTATTGGCGGAACCAACCTCGATCAAGCGTGCACCCAGCTCTTTCATCTGGTTCCATTTGTCATTCATACGCTCATAGGCCAAACCATTCTTTTCAGCTTGGACCATCTTTGCATCTGTTGGGATTCCTGAGCGACTGCCGACCGAGGCGCCTGACTCTTTCACCATGGCATACTGCTCTTGGGTAATGCTCGGAAAGCATAGTGTTGGTTGCCCAACAATGAATGCAGACTCTTCCACATCTGCGGTACTGGCATAGTATGAAAGCTCCATTGAAGCCAATTCATACAATGGAGCAGTTCCAATCTCATCTGAATTGTCCACGGCGCCACAAAACGTGAAAGGAATGTAGTCCCATGGCTTGCCATGATAGTCGGTTGGAGTGAACTTCTCACCTTCTATCCACTGCCCTTTATCATCCTTTGAGTGGATCTGCACTGTATAAACATGACCATTAGCCGTTTCTTCCAACAGCAAAATACGATACTGATCATTTGACTCAACAGTAAAGCCGTTGCGAACCTTCACTGTTTCCAACAATTTTACAAAGCTAAGCTTTTTTTGATTGCCAACAATGATGTAATCCCAATCCTTGATTGCACCCGCTTTTATAATATGAATCATCGGAAAAGCGCCTTTTGACTTTTCCTCTTCCTTATTTTTGCTGGGTGCCACTGCTGGGTAGTCAACGTAAACCCCACAGCGATAGTTTTTATTTACCAGTCGTGTCGCACGCTGTGCACATTGCCAAATTGAACGTCCAGCACCATCGGCATTGCGTTCTAAATATTCCAGCGTACGTGGACGATTGAATACAGGTGTTTTCCCAAATGCCAATCCGATATGACTGGCAAGCGTTCGACTTGTTACACCTGGAAAGATTGCACGGAGCAGATATTCCCCATATCGCCCCTTACCATCTAAATCTTTAGGGGATTTAAATAGTGTAGGTAGTGGCAAATAAACTTCACGTTTTTCTTTAATTACTTCCTGACCACCACAGGCATCATCCAACTTATTCCAAGTCGCAATGTGCTTATCATAGTCAGCATGTGTTGCTGTAATGCTCATATTAGAATCCAAACATTGGTAGGTCGATACGAGTGACGGGTTTTATAATCGGGAAGCGCTTAGCCAACGGATAACCACCCGCATCACCAACGTGGTCAAGTCCTGATTTTTTATCCGGCATGCCAAAATCGTCATAAACCTGCTGCTCTAATGTTTCGGTCAACCGTGGGCATTTGTTGGTATTTACTAACAACGTACGCTCACCATCACCATTCAAAATCAAAGCATTAACTGAATTAATTCGATCTTTAATCGCAGGGTTAGTTCCACTAACCTCCACCCTAAATCCTTTATCTCGCAAAATCTGATGATCTGATTCGCTGCTATTTTTTGATGACTTGGCCTGACCTGCAGCATCTGGTATTACGGTCATGTCATGTAACGGGAATCGCTCATTAAGCAATGTAGCCATCGTTGGTGTATCCCTTACTCCAACCATCTCGTCTAAAGCCAAAGGCTTGCCTTCACGGATGACATAGACCACAGCTGCCATCTTCAGGACGTTAAAGTCCATCCCGATGATCAAAGGTTCGCCCGGTCTAATTTCTTCATCGGTATGGTTGAGTTTTCGATCAAAATCTGGATATACCGCGCCACTGGTTAAGTTGACGAATTGCCCACGTAAATATGCTGATATTAATTGTGGTGGATAAGATTCATATAGCGATGAAATATAATCATCTGGCAAGTTAGCCTCATTGTCGTATGTTGAAGCTAGAATCATTCCATACAGTGCGCGCTTTGCAGGGGTTAGATTCGCCTCTTTTACGAACTGCTGATGCGTAAACTTAAACCCCTCTGGTGTAGTTGCAACGTCAATGCCATTGATTAGACCAGGATGTTTCACACGCATACGCGCAATGATCTTCCGCCACGCTTGTTGAGCTTTAACCGTAGGCATTACATCCAGCTCATCAATCAAAGCATGGCCAATCTTAAAACCCACAATCGTTTGTGGCTTTTCCATAGATCGGCAGATGATCGTGCTTCGATACTGTCGACCGTAGTAAATATCGACTTCTTTATTTGATTCGTAAATCTTGGTCTTTAACCCCCAGTCAAATGCCACTTCATCAATGGTCGGAAAAAAGATGTCGCGGATCTGCGGATAGGTTGGTGCAAAGTAACCTAATGGCACCTTAGGAAATTCCCAAGACTTGTCACATAGGCTTGAACAGCCTACCCACGTTTTTCCTGATCCAAAACCTGCAACAAACGCACGAAACTTATTCTCCAGCTGTAAGAAATTAGCCTGAGGTACATTCAGGGTTGGATTGATGTTCGGCATTTGATTTACTCGCATCTACGACCTGTATGGTCACCTTAACTGGAGTTGGATCGTCAGCCCCCTCACCATCCCCATTTTTGATTTTATCGATCTCAAGCTGCTTAAGTTGTGCATCTAGCAATTGAAGTTCATAGCCATGCATTTCATCCTTAATCTGCTTAATGATGTTCTGCTTCATTTTCTTATTCTTGTTCCAGTCCTCGTACATCTTCTGGAGTTCATTTAGGCGTACTGCTTTATTCGCCAAAGGAATGTCGTAAATATTGGATTTAAAATCATTTCTAGTCCTAGTGAAAAGATCTTTTAATTTCTTACTCATTCCCCTGCAGGTTGCTTTTGTTGGATCGTAAGAAGCGACCTGCTGACGCTCAATTTCAATGCCAAATTCTTCCCTTACAGCATCCACTACTTGTTGAGGTGTTTCAAAGCAAGCAAGAGACTGAACTATAAAGATTTTTACAGGCTCTCTTAGTGTTGCCATAAACACCCCTTTGTAAGACTACGTAAGGGTAAATAGGCAAAAAAAAGAGCCCTAAGGCTCAATTGATCACACAGTTCCCACAACACGCAGACACATTAAAATCAGATACAAACGGCGCAGTCTTGGTGATTTCGACTAAGCGCTTGACACTCTCGTTTGCACCCCAACGTTTGACCACACCATAGAACTCTTCAACGTCATGGCCTGCTAAGTAATGCTTTGGTAAGCCAGTATTGTCGCTATAAATAATCTCGTCGTCTTGATCACGTTCTACGCCTATGTGGTAGAGCTCATGTTCTATCAAGGCACAAAAATCATGATCAAAAGCTTGCTCACAAAAGCTTGCATCAATGGTTATGAGATAAACAGGGACACAACCAAACCAGTCACGCATCTGCTGTTCTTGCCGGGCTTTCTTCCAACCACCTTGGTTAAACATCACTTTTTCACATTGACCCAGTACCATGCGCTTTTTTGACTGGCATGCAGATGATGCCCAAGCAAAGGCTAAAAAGGTTTCATCATCGTGCAGTAGCTCTGAGATATGGTCATGATCTGGATTGTGGAGCTGACCACCAATGGTTAGATAGTTTTTAATCACCCATTCTTTTAATTCCACGGCGGGCGCAATGCGAATTGCTTCTTCTTCCTCAGCCTGATCAATGAGATCCGTCGGTGGGAAT